AGCCGCTTAAAATATTAAAATTATGAATGTACTAAAACTAAGAAATTTGATCGAAGGAATTGAAACCAAGATGGATGGTAATGTTCATCAAGAAGCTGCTTGGTCTGTTGAAGAAAAGAAGATGGCACTTGAAGCAATTGGCAAATATAATGAATATGGTGGTCAGCTTCGTCGCGAATATAATCTAATGGAAATTGCTCATACACTAGCAAAGATTACAGAAGCGGCTGAAAAATTCACAATGACAGAAACAGAAGACTGGTTTGATAAAAAGACAGTTTCTGAAAACATGAAACAACTTCGCAGAGTGTCAGAAGAGTTCAACAAACTTGCTAAAGAAGCACACACAATGCAGCAACGTATGGAAGCATTGTATGAAGATGGTGGCCACGTACTAAGTCGTTATTTTGAAATTAGAGATCTTAACGAAGGTGCGGGACCAGCAGTATCAAAGATCAAGAAGCCAGAATAAAATATAAAAAGTCAAAATATTTTATATTTTTTGTAAATACGTATATATTTATTTATTATAAAATGCGTCATTCTTTGATGCGAAGCTAAAATCAACCATTTTGAAACTCTTAATAGTTTCATCAACAATAAAGATAAAACTATTATGTCAGATCTACTAAAACAAGCTATCGCAGACGCTAAGGCTGTACGTGCTACCGCCCTCGCCAATGCCAAGGCTGCTTTGGAAGAAGCATTCACACCAAAAATTCAAAGCATGTTAGCTGAAAAGCTAAAGCAAGAAGTTGCCGGTGAAGAAGCACTCCCAGTAGCCGATGAAACACCAGCCGCTCCTGCCCCAGAAGTTCACGCCGACGCTGCACAAGATGCTGCTATGATGGCCGCTGCTCCAGCCCCAGAAGCTGCACCAGCACCAGAAGCCGCTCCTGCTCCAGAAGCCGAAATGACTGAAGAAGAAATGGACGAAGAAGCAATCCGTGGTACAATCGGTGCTGAACTCGATCCAACTCTTGCTACATCAAACATCCAAGAAGGCGACAAGGCTTCTGGTGATTATAAGAAGACCACAAAAGGTCACAAGACTGAAGATCCAGGCAAGAACATGGTTGTTAAAGGCACCAGCCTATCAACCAAAGGTTCTCTTCCTGCTACAAAAGGAACAGAAAAGGCTTCTGGCGACTATACCAAGACAACCGCCGGTCACAATACAAATGACCCACAAGGTCCAGATAATGACCAAGTTGCTTTGGAAGAAGGTGAAGAAATCAGCGACGAATCCCTAGAAGAAATTCTAAAGGAACTAGAAACCAGCGTAAATGAAGTTGGAATGGAAGAAATGTCCGCTCCAATGGAAGCTGCTGCTGGTCACGGAGAAGACGAAGAGATCAATCTCGACGAACTTCTGTCCGAAGGTGAAGACGAAGACGAAAAGGAAGAAGAAAAAGAAGAAGCAAATGAAGGTAAACTTCCTCCTGGTCTTGCCAAGTACCAAAAAGAAAAAGCTGAAAAAGCTGAAAAACATGATGACGAGAAGGAAGAAGCCAACGAGTCAATCATTAAAGAAAATCTTTCGTTGAAGAAGGAAAATGAAGAATACCGTAGCGCAGTTGTTTATCTACGGGACCGCATCAATGAAGTAAACCTGCTCAATGCCAAGTTGCTATATACGAACAAATTGTTCAAACAAGCTAACTTGAACAACGAGCAGAAACTAAAGGTAATCGAATCGTTTGACCTCACGAAGTCTGTTCGTGAAGCCAAGCTCGTTTACGCAACATTGGCCGAATCGTTTAGTTTCGGTGCCAAGAAGGAAGTTGTTCCTGCTGCAAAGAAGGTGTCAACAACCGTCAAGACTATCACCGAAGGTCTAGCCAGCAAACCGGTTGCATCAACCAAACCAACAAAACCAGCAGTTATCTCGGAAGGTGCCGAAATGGCAAACCGCTTCAAGAAGCTCGCAGGTATTCGTTCATAAATCAACAATCAAACCTTAATAAAGGAAAATTATGTCAGATATCAAATCACTACTAACTGAGACAACCAATCCAATGGTTAAGCTCATGTCCGAAACCCGTGGACTCGTATCCAAGTGGGAAAAGACTGGTCTTCTAGAAGGCATCAAGAGCGACATGGAAAAGTCACACATGTCCATTCTTCTGGAAAATCAGGCTAAACAACTAATCGACGAAGCTACCCGTACAGGAACTTCATCGAACTCCGAACAATGGGCAGGCGTTGCTCTACCATTGGTTCGTCGTGTGTTCGCTGAAATTGCTGCTAAGGAATTCGTCAGCGTTCAGCCAATGAACCTGCCATCCGGTCTAGTATTCTATCTAGACTTCAAGTATGGTAGCGATCAGGCTGGTAAGCCAGCATTCAGCGGTAACTCGCTATTCGGTGGTACGGGCACCAAGCTAGGTTCAACCGACAGCGCAACCAACGGTCTATATGGCCAAGGTCGCTTTGGTTATACCATCAATGACCAGACAGCTACCCCAGCAATGACCACCGGTTCTAATAGCACCGCAAACGGCCCAACTTGGGAAGACATCAACTTCAACACCGACCTCAGCGCTTCCTTAAGCGCAGGAAAGATTCAGTCGGTAACCGTTTCCTTGAGCGGAACAAACTTCGACGCCAATGGCGCTCGTGCTTTCACCGTCTCTGGCTCCGGAATCGTTGATTTCTATCCAGCATTCACAACCGTTTCTGGCAACAACGTAATCTTCTACGTTTCGGGTTCAGCAGTCAGCGGCAATGCGTCTGTTGCTTATCACAAGCAGCCAGCCGACAGCAGCCGTGGCGACTTCGAAGACACCGCAGCTTCCGCTGGCGCTGGCACTTCAGGTCTATATGCCGACGTTGGTATTCCAGAAGTAAACCTAGAGCTAAAGTCTGAAGCTATCGTTGCCAAGACCCGTAAGCTAAAGGCCGTCTGGACCCCAGAATTGGCTCAGGACTTGAACGCATATCACTCAATCGACGCAGAAGCAGAACTTACTGCTCTATTGAGCGAATACGTTTCGATGGAAATCGACCTCGAAATCCTCGATATGTTGCTCGTCAATGCTCCAGCAGTAACAACTGAATTCTGGTCCGCTCGTATCGGTCAGGAATACAATGCTACAACCGGATTGTTCGCTGACACAGCTGCTAACCGCACTGCTTATGTCAAGAGCACCTGGTTCCAGACATTGGGTAACAAGATCCAGAAGGTCAGCAACAAGATCCACCAGTTGACCCTGCGTGGTGGTGCAAACTTCCTAGTTTGCAGCCCAGACGTTGCTACCATCATCGAAAGCATCCCTGGCTTCACAACCAACACGGACGGCGATCAAGCCAAGTTCGCAATGGGTGTTGCCAAGGTTGGCGCTCTAAGCAACCGTTGGACCGTTTACAAGAACCCATACATGACCGACAACGTCATGTTGGTTGGTTTCCGTGGAAGCAACTTCCTAGAAACCGGTGCTGTATACGCTCCATACATCCCACTGATTCAGACACCATTGGTGTACGACCCAGTGAACTTCACACCACGCCGTGGCGTGATGACACGTTATGCCAAGAAGATGATCCGCCCGGAATTTTACGGAAAGATCGTCATCGGCAACCTCAACGAAGTTTAATACTTCGCCTCTTAGAGGTAAAATCACAAAGAACCGGTCGAAAGACCGGTTCTTTTTTTTCTTTTATTATGTTGAAGTTTTTGAGTTCTATGGTAATATTTATCTATAAAGGTAAAATATGAATAAATCTGGTGTATATAAAATAACAAACGAAGTGACTGGCAAGTTCTATATCGGATCGTCCAAAGATATAGATAAACGATTTGAGAGGCACAAATTATTATTAGACGCAAACAGGCACGTAAATGTAATATTACAACGTGCGTGGAACAAGTATGGACCAACCAAGTTCACATTTTCTATATTAGAAGAATGTTCTGCCGATGAATGTATAAATCGAGAGCAGCACTATTTGGATACACTACAACCGTTTAAGTCTATAGGTTATAATATCACAAGACAGGCGGGTGGTGGAGACGCTTTCACTCATAACCCAAACAAAGAAGAAATGAGAGAAAAGAATAGGTTGGCGTCAATGGGAGAAAATAACGGAATGTTTGGAAAGCACCACAGCATCGCCGCTATCAGCAAACAAAAACAATGTGCCGTCGGCAGATATACACTACAATGGTTCACTGAAAAATATGGCAATGATATTGGCACAGCCAAATACAACGAACGCCGTGAAATGCTGTCATCCAGAAATATAAATTATGTATATGATAATGGAATGAAAGGAAAAAAGGTAAAAGTTGAGGCGAATAGAGGAAACAAAGTAAGTAAAGGTAAAAAATTACTAAAACAAAACAAGGAACAATTTTATAAAGATTTGAGCGAAGGTATACTAACTAATATTCAGATTTCGGAAAAGTATGGCGTTTCAACTACCACGGTGAAATATCATAAACGAAAGTTCTAATAAAAACCCCCGAAAAATCGGGGGTATATTTTATATTATCTTCTCCATCTAGGATGATGGTGATGATAATGATGCCAGCCGCGACCAATATCAAACCTCCAATGAATATACATTGGAGTATAATATTCTGGATATACAACCACCACTCTTGGTGTAGAAGGTGGTGGTATTTCACGAACTTGACCTGTAGTAGCACACCCAGTAAGCAATAGTGCCGATGCTAATATCAATAATCCCATTAGTTTTTTCATAGTTATTTTATGCCGCAGATTTTAGCACATTATAGTTCCATTGCATTCGTTTTTTTACACCAATGTTTTTGGTCGATCTATATTCGGCGTGATTGAGATATTCCTTTGCTGCATCACCAAACTTGTTTTGAGA